ATCGTCTTACCAGCAGCTACGGCAATTCCTGTTCCTGTTGTGTTCTTAACCGTTACCGCATCCGCTAGACCGTTATTTACTAGATATAGTTTCTCAATTTGGCATCCAGAACCAAGGATTAAGTTCCTTGCACCGCCAGATGTACCTGTTAGATTAAGGCGTAAGTTACGGGCTGCTTGGGTAGCATTTGTATCTGTTAAGGTTATGGTTACATCCGCACTTGAGAAAGCTACGTCCGCTGAACCTGTTATTGCCTCACCTAGAGCGGCGTCGCCTAGGTTTGTATTAGTTGTTGTGCCCCATGTTCCAGATTGTTCACCTGTAGCTATTAACTCTATCTTTAGTGCTGAATATGTGGATGCCATATTGTTTCCTTATGTTAGTACTTGAGTCCAAGTTACCGTACTACTATTATTAACATTTTGCCAGTTTGGCGTCTGATTGTCATTGATATTTTGCCAATTTGGCGTCTGATCATCATTTACAACCGTCCAAACAAGCACATTTCCAATCTGTCCTGCTGCCTGTACCCCTGTAACCAATACCTCAACGCTTATCGTTGTCGTAACCGTGCCAACCTGGCCCGTGGCCTGTACTCCAGTAACCGTCGTCTCGCTATCCGCAGTAACCGCAACATTACCCAAGGACATTGTGCCAACAACGCCTGTAACATTGACCCCTGCGTCAGCAGTTACTGTCACACTGCCTACATCACCTGTGCATGTTACACCAACTACATCTGCAGTTGCATCAGCAGTAACAGTGACCGTGCCAACTGAAACAGTCCCTTCTACTCCTGTTACACTAACCTCTGCCGTCCCGGTAACATCTACAGTGCCTATGCTACCTGTTGCGGTCAATCCTGTTACAGCAACCTCTGCCGTCCCAGTAACATCTACAACACCTACTGCTCCTGTTGCTTCTACTCCGGTTACACTAACCTCTGCATCGGCAGTAACGGCTACTGAACCTACACTACCTGTTGCGCTGATGTTAAGAACACCTTCGCCCCAAGGTTGATCCCCCCAGGCTACTCCGGAAGCGTTCCAGCCAGAAAAAGCAATTACAACATCAGCCACGCATCCCCCTGTTTCTTGCTAATACCCCTTATGCGATCCTAATTATGGCATTTGTTGCATCAGCAGCTGGGAAAATAATGGTAAAAGTGCCGCTAGTTGAGGTCTTAGCGCCGCCAAAGTCTAGTACACACACCGTTGGATCACCGGATGCAGTATCGTTATATATCAATGCACCAAAAGCCGTAATCGTAGCAGAAGTAAACGACAAGTCCGCGAAGTCCGTAAACGCTGTTGTACCAGTAGAAGTTGGCGTCACATTGGTTAATGTTCCACCGCCCGCTGTATAAGTACCCGAGTTAGCCACTTCGTTTGTCACTGTGTACGCTGTTGTCGCCGCTGTAAAAGAAGCTGAATTACTGTACAAAGCTAACTTAAACGTATTTCCTGTACTAGTTGTAAAGTTATGCACTGCTCTCATTAGCTCTACCTTGAAGCTAGTGCACATAAAGTTTCCTGAAAATGCCATTTTTAATCTCCTAACAAATGAACCAAGTCTGGATGACCTGCTTCGCGTAGCTTTAATGCAATTGTAGCTCGATCTTGCTCAACTGCCTCGTTTAAATAAAACGCCACCACCTGCTTGACGTTTTCCTTAAATGCTCGTGCCTGTGCCTGCACCGCTGGATGAGACTGATCGCCGACATAGATAATTTTATCAGCAGCTCGCGCTGCAAGTTCTTCGGTTGTCCATCCACGCGAGTGCGTAGTTTCAACAAAAACACTATTAATGGGTATAGAAAGGGGAGAAGTAATCATGGTCCAGGTGATTCCGATTTAAGTGGTACACGAAGCATACCGTCACGATACTCATCACGGCGACGACGGCCTTGTTGTTCTGTGCCCAAGCCTTGGATGGCCTCTTTATAGGCACTTCTAAAGTACTGCATCATTTCAGGTGGTCCTTTAGTGTAACTATAGGCTTGAATTAAGCAGGCATAAAGCAATGATTCCGGTGCGTTTGTACTAATCCAAGTAGTTGGGTTAGCCGTTGATAACTGCGCCGGACGATATATGTACCCTAACTCTACGCTGTAATTTTGGTTTGGCGTAGGCGCAATATAAAAAGTGTTTTGGTCCCAAACAGCATAGTATTTTGGAGTGCCTTGCGTAGTTCCGTTGGCCCAGTATTCTTTCATAAAAGACGTGTCACGGAAGTCTAGGAAAAGCTGCTCACCACTAGTAGGCGTCAAAATCATATAACGATGCGTAAGCAAGTCGGTTGGCGCAGTTAAAAACCTATTGCCCTGTGTCATACTGCCAGTAGCTTCTAGCTTAAACACATCTAAGTCAATCTCACGCAGTATTTGGTTTTCTGACAGGGTAATAAACGTGTCAATTACCGCCGAAGTAAAGACATTACTGCCCACTTCAGTGTAGTTTCGGATATTAGTAACGAGTTCGTTATAGGTCATGTAATACTCACAGTCACTTTACCAACAACGCCCTGCGCAATTAACGCTTGATCTTGCACATACGGTAGCATATTTGCTGTGCCTAGGACGCTGCCATAACTTTGGAAAGCAGTAAAGCCTGGTGATCCAACAAACACGGACACCGGTTCAATACGATCGGGCCGCGGATCACGCAACGCGATTGCATCGCCCCTAAATCGTAGAGGCTCTAGCTGCGGCTCTTTGGGTTCATAGTCGTCTGGACAAACCATAAACCCGCGCCAATTCTTGCGTAAAACATTATACGGATAGCGTTGTCCGCAGTAATCGCATAGCGCGTTAGAGAATTTACCGGAGGCGAAAGCCATTTTATACCCCTAGGTCCGGCACAAACTGCACGCTCGCCGTGTCACGGTCCTCTACCGCTGCCCGCTGGAAATCCTCTTCATAAATGCTTTTTAAAGCAACCGCGCGGTCTGCTGCAAATTTAAGCGCTAAATAGTACGCCAAACCTGATGCTAGACACGGTAAAAACCGAAAGTTTACATCGGCAGTATTGGTGTAGTTACCTGCGTCTTGAATCCGGCGAATACGGTAGTAAACAAAGGTGTAGTTTTGATCTGCCGCAGGGTAGAAATACACCTTAGGGATAATTGTTCGTTCCACATAAAACTGCGCAGGTCTAGCCTGTGTAGTCTTATCAGGCACATTGAGCCAGTCTCCTCGGCTAATCCGATCAAGGTATACATCGGTATTAATGCCCTGGTTACTCTGACGAATGACGGCTTCTAAAACATTAACCACATCCGTAGGCAACGAAATCTCGTTAACCCCTTGTGTTAAGGCAAAAGTAGCCTGTTCAATGGTCCATAAATTTAAGCCACGGTTAGCCCAATCAAGAAACAAGATGTTCAGTGACCGACGTGCCGAAGAAAGTTGATAACCACTCTGTGGGCGCATACCACAACGCTCATAGGCCTCTTCAATAAGGTCATCAATTGACAGGTCAAAGGTAGTGGTGTTAGAAGTCGTCATTTGCTGTACAGGTTATTAAAAGTTTGCTCTGCATCCATGTACGAATCATCTTGTTCCGCACAATGGGTCCATTGACTTGGTCTAAAATCAGGTGCTCCTTCGCCCGTCTGCCAAAACGCTGGGCTTGTAACCCTAACTCGGTTATTAGGCAAGGCTACAATATTTCCTGTCCACTTACCGGCATCGGTTAGCATTAAAACATGGCTCTGCTTGTGCTGCGCAGGACAATCTGCCACTTCGCTTTCCGTATAATCCACGGTAAACAAGTACCGGCCGGTATACATTTCACCTTCTATCTTACAAAGCCAAGGACTTGGACTTGTTCTTGCAAATTTCACCACAGTGTGATGATGCGAAGGACAATCCCAAGGCTGTGCTAAATGTGTAGGCATCCGCTCTGGCCACTGCTCTAAGGGAATGTCTCCCACTAAAGCAGTAATCGGCATTCTTGCCCACATCGCCCCTCCATGTACATTTTCAGCACCTTCTTCGAGGCTTTCACACCCTGTAAATACAAGCTGAAAACTTAAGCAACGATCCGGCATCGTATTAACCGCAATAACATTTGCGTGTAAATACTCACCGTGGTACTTTTGGTGCAGGTGCGTAAACTCACGTCTAACCCAGCACTTAAAGTACGGAATGTTGCTGATAAGATAAGGCATTACCTAGAACGAGCACCGCCCGACGCCCTGCCTTTGGCCATCTTTTTAGCAACACCACCAGCAGCGTAGCCTTTAGACATCATGCCACCAGCCGCGTAGCCTTTAGACATCATATTGCCGCCCATCATGCCGCCGCCCTGCATGCCTTTAGGTTTTTTAGCCGCGCCACCTTTAGCCATCATTGCTGGGCCTGTAGTTGTGCTAGTCTCAGACATCATCTTGTTTTTCGGACCGTTCATTACGGCACCACCACCACGCGTTGCTGCTCCCATTCCTTTTCCAGCCATGATTAAGCTCCTTTTTTCATTGCACGGCCTTTAACGTCGGCTGTTTTACGTTTCACGGCACGGCCCATTCTGTCGGCCATGTCAGAATTCTTCATTATCTTGCCGTCAGGCATTTTGTGTTTGCCTGCCATGCCACCTTTTTTCATTGCGGGAGGCATTCCCTGAGGCATTCCCTGAGGCATCGGCCCACGCGCAGGAGGCATTGCGCCCCGCATTGGCATGCCAGCAGGACCGCCCATTTGCATCTTCTTGGGCGTGCCGCCTTTTTTCATCTTACCAACGCCATCGGCCGCAAAAGATGGGACCATCTTTCCGCCTTTTTTAACCATCTTTAACTTTGAAGTTGCCATCTATTGCTCCTTACTTTCCTTGGTGAATAAGTTTGTCAATTTTCTCTTCCAGCTTGTTAAAACGCTGGTCAATGTGATCCATAATTTTATCAACTTCTGCTTGAGTAACATTATCACGGGCTACCTCTTCTCTTGTTTTATTTAACAAAATACTGATGCGGGCCAGCTCTGCAAACTTCTCATGCATCATGTATCCAATTACTGCTATCAATATAGTCAGTGCGCCAGTCCATAATTCCATTACGTTTAGCATTTCCATCTCTTTAGACTCGCAGCCTTCCTTGTTGGTTTGCCGTTCTCGTCTTTCATTGGTCCGGGCATCCCTGACATCCTGGCGCAAAACGATTTCTTCCTCGCGCCCCCTTGTGGCTGCGGAGGTTTTAAATTAGACCCCGTAGCCGCATTATATTTTGCACGACCCTTGGCAGTAAGCCCCGCCCCTTTTGCTACCGGTAGCTTCTCACCCCTACCAATAGACAGGGACGGGGCCTTCTTAGCCATAGAAAATTGTGACTGAACCCACATTCGTCACAGTTCCATGAACATTGGTGCTAAATAAAACACCGTCGCCCGGAAGCATAAGATACGTAGGTTGCGTGGCAGAAGCCACGGTGTTAAGCGTCATAACGGTTGTACCGCCTGACCCACCATTTCTAAATATCACACTACCCGCCGTACCTGTTGGGACTATGTAAACAGCCTTGATCCTTGTTCTACCAAGAGCAATAGGTGTTTGATTGGTAAATTGCCCAGTATTAGTTAGCGGCACACTCGCTTGTACATCAGTCGTCATGTTGTTGCTCCGGTTTGTCTGCTATTTTTTGCAACCAGAACTGACATTCTTGCATAGCTCCAGCAATAGCAT